CCTGGCGCACCGCCGGCAACGCCCTGGGCGTTCGCGCGCCCTGGACCATGGCCCGCTGTCGCTCCGGCGCGGCTGGCGGCACGAGGCTGGCCAGGCGGGCCTCGCCGACGTTGTAGTCGAAGCCGGGGTCGACGCCGATCGGGACCTCGCGCGTCTCGCCCGTGCGCTTGTTGACATAGGTCTGGGTGTCGTAGGCCCCGACGCGCTGCAGCTCCTCTTCGGACGTCACCGCCGCCCCGGCCCGTTCGGAGGTCACGAAGCATTTGCACTCATAGCCGTTGGGGCAGAAGTGGCGCTTCCAGAACGCGTGACCGATCGGCAGGCTGATCCCGTCCAGGACGATGTGGTCCGGCCGGCCGTTCAGCTGCGGGGTGTGGTGATAGGTCAGGATCGGCCGGGTCGCGGCGTTGTCGACGAACCGTTCCCAGCGGCCGGCCGCGTGGGCCATCCGCATGTTGGTGTTGAAGATCGTCGCCAGCCGACGCGGCGTGCCCAGCTCGACCATCCGTGTCTTGCCGGTCAGCGGATCGACCTGGGCCTGGCGGCCCCACCAGCCCTTGGCCTGCAGCAGGGGCGTCAGATCCTTGACGAACTGGGCCGGGGTGGTCCCGGCCTTGGCCGCCTCGACCAGGCCGCCGTGCAGGTCGACCAGGATGTCGCGGGTCTTGGCCTTGGCGACCAAGAAGGCCACCAGGTGCTCTTCGCGCTGGACGTCCCGATGGTCGAACGAGAACCGGCCGCCGACCACCTTGCTCTCCAGGTAGTCGACGACCTGGGCGGGCGGGCGGCCCTTGAAGTCGATCAGGCTCATGGTCGCGCCTAGGCCCGATCGGCGTCGGCCTGGGCCATGCGCTCGGAAATCGCGCCGCCGGCGCGGCCACCCAGGCGGGCCTCAAGCAGCACGCGGCCCAGGGTCGTGACCAGGTCGTTGTCTGCCGGGCCGGCCAGCAGCGACCCCAGCTGGTCGGCGGCGGTCTGCAGATCCGGCTGGGCCTCGACGAAGGCGACGATGCGGTCGCGCAGCGGCTTGACCAGTGGCTCCCAGTCCAGCGCCTCGGTGTAGACGTCGATCGTATCGACGGCGGCCGCAGCCTCGGCGAAGGCCGGCGACGCCGACGGCGGGGTGGTGGTCGCCGGCTTCGCGGCCAGCCGCCAGCCGGGGACCATCTTGGTGATGACCTCCGGGCTCTCCGGCTCCAGGCCCGCGTCGAACAGGGCCTTGATGGCCTTGGCCTTCTTTTCCAGAAGTTCGGCCGCCGCCGCCTCGTCCTCGGGACTGGGGCGGCGCACGATCGGCGGCTGGGCCCCGGGGAAGTTCCAGACGGTCAGCCACATGGCGGGGCCGGTCTGGAAGCTCTCGCACAGCAGCTCGGCGTCGGCGTCCGTCAGCTCCTCGCGGACCTCCATGTGGACCTGGCTCTGCGACAGGCTGGCCCCGTCGTCGGTCGTCATGGTCTGACCCAGGATGATCTTGGCGATCGAGGCGTTCATCTGGCGCAGGAAGGTGGCCTGGTCGACCGTGCCACGCGCGGCCTCGAGGAGCTCCACCGTCATGCCAGAGGGGATCGCCGCAGCGCCGTCCAGGCGCAAACGGCGAGCGATCTCCAGCGCGCTCTTCTTGGTCGCGTCGTCTGCGCCGGCCGGATAGGTCGTATAGGTCGAAGGCGCGCCGTACTTCTCCAGGGCGCGCAGCCAGAACGACAGGCCCTGCTTCTTGAAGAAGACCGGCCAATAGAGCTGGTGAGCCAGGCCCAGGCCGTACGGATCGTCGTCGTTGTCCGTGCCCCAGCTCGTCGTCCAGAACTTGCGCTCGGGAACCGGCTGCCCCTCGCTCATCTGCGTTTGGGTCAGCAAGCGCAGCGAGCCGTTCATGGCGTAGCGGAAGCGCCAGGGCAGGCGAACCTTCGGCTTGGCCAGCCAGACCTTGTCCTCGCGACGCTCGTACATGCACTCGGCGACCGAGTGGCCGTAGAACGCGCCCCACAGCATCTTGTCGCAGGTCCGATCGAACGGGATCTGCTCCAGGTTCTTCCGCAAGAAATCCGCGGCCGCCACCGAGGCGGCGTCATCGCCACCAGGTTCGATCACCAGCGGGCGGGAAGTCAGCGCCAGGCGGCGCTGCTGGAAGCAGGCGTGGACCTGGTCGTCGCGCCGCAGCTCGCGATAGACGCCGTAGTTGTTGCCCAGCCGCTTGAGGACGGTGTCCTGCATCTCGCGCAGGGCGCCGGTGAAGGCCAGGGTGATGTCCACCCCGCCGACGCTGATCGCGACCTCGTCGTAGACGGGCTTGGCGTTGGCGTCGGCCGGGGCCTGTGTGGTGTCGTCAGCCATGTCAGTAGCCCGTGAAGTTCAGGGTGTCGGATTGGTCGATGAAGCCGTCGCTGTGGTAGCCGTCGGGCGCGCCCGTCGCGTCGCTGGTCAGGGCCTCGACGACGTAGACGACGCCGGCCCGGAGCGCGGCGTGGGCGTGGATCAGAGCGACGAAGGCGTCGGCGTGCCGCTTCTTCTTGCCGGCCCCCTTGGAGGCGTCCTCGCCCTTTTCGGTGGTGCGCTTCTTGGGCACGACAGGCGAGCCGCCGGCGACCTGGACGACGCGCAGGTCGCCCGAGGTCAGCGGGTCTTTGGGGATCGTGAGCGCGCCCGGGCTTTCGAAGCGCGACTTCAGCGGGGTGCCCTCGTCGCGGAAGAATTCGTCCCGCGCCGCGATCCCGGAGACGCGCGCTTCGCCATAGTGCTGGCCTAGGCGCTCGGCCGTATGGCCGCCGTTGCCTTGTCTGTCGATGAACGCGCGCCACAGCCGGAGTGCGTCCAGGATGAACATCCGGATGTAGAGCTGGTCTTCGTAGGCGACATTGCGCAGCTCGACGACGAAGGGCGTCTCGACGCGGCCGTCCGCCAGCAGGCGCAGCAGCCAGATGACCGACAAGTCCGACGAGCGGGCGAAGTCGTCGCCGACGCCGATCGGGCGTCCATCGAGCTTGGCGAGCAGCGGAGCCAGGTGTTCTTCGCACCACGCCTTGACGATCGGCAGGCGGAAGCGATCCGGCTTCTTGTTGAACTCGTCCGTGCCCTCCCAGCGGACAACGGGGATGGTAGCGTCCTCGGCCGCCTCGATCTGGTCGAACCGCAGCCAGGCCCCCGCCGACTTCGACGGAATGCAATCCAGCTCCTGGGCGGCGCCCTCGCCATACTCGCCGTAGATCTCCTCGCGGAACGCGATCTTGCCTTCCTCGGTCGGCTCCTCGCCATTGACCAGACAGACGCGCTCATAAAGGCCATCGGCCATGGCGTCGTCGAAGGTGATGGTCAGCACCCGGCCCAGGCGTTCGCCCGCACGGATCTTCTGGATCTCGGTGTTGAAGGTGTTCTGGGCGCCGAAATGCGACGAGATCACCGTCACGTCACCGCCCCAGACCTTCAGGGCCAGAGCCGACTCGATCAGGGCTTCCAGGTTATCGACGAAGGCGCCCTCATCGATGATGACGTCGCCCTGCTTACCGCGAATGGAGCGGGGGGCCGAACTCAGGGCGCGGATCGAGAAGCCCGAGGCAAAGTCGATCCTGAAGGCCTTGATGAACTTGCTGTCGCCGGCCGGATCTTCCGGGTCGGTGTCCTCGAACAGAAATTCCTTCGCATCGTCCACCGCATGGCCGAACGCCTTGGCCCACATCGCGCAGTAGTCGATGAACTCCCGCGTCATGTCCAAGGCGTAGGAGATGTAAAGCTGGTTACGGCCACCAGCCCGCTTCTGGCGAGCAGCGCGCAGCACCGAATAGGCGGCCAGCCCCCAGGTTAGGCCGACACGCCGGCTCTTCTCCACGAAGAGCAGGCCCTTTTTCCGGCGAGCTTCATGTACGCGTTGCTGGTAACCGAGCAGCAGATCGCCGCGAGGCAGCGCCGCCAGCTCAGGGGCCAGCACGCGGCGCTGGGCGTCGTCATCATGGGCGGGGAAGACGAACCGGTCGCTGTGGTGAACGCCGAGCCGGTCATCAACGATGGCGGCCACTACTCGCTCCCAGGCTTCGCGGGCTTAACCCCCAGAACGGCGTGCTCGATCTCGGCCACCTTCTCGGCCGACATGCCGAGCGCGCGGGCCTTCGAACCTGCCGCTGCAGCGGCCTCGCGAGCGAATTGCTCTTTCAGCTTGAGGACGCGATCGGCGTCGACCTTCTCGGCCGAGGCCAGATCCTTCAGTGTCGAGGCCAGAAACTTGGCCGACTTGAAGTCGAGCTGGAGCGGCTGACCATCCTCGCCCTCCGCGCCGCTGGTGGCCGCGATCAGTTCGAAGATCAGGCCGTGGGCCATTTCCAGGTTCATGCGGGCGACCTGGTTGTCGGGCTGGGCGCCGAACCGGGCGGTCAGGGCCTCGGCCATCACCCGCGCGCGCCGCATGCGTTCGCTGACCTCGGCCAGGGTCTTGACGTGGCGGCCGACCGCCGACCGCGAGACCTCGGCCTTCAGCTCTCCCAGCTTCGCCATGATCTCGTCGATCGTCGCGCCGTCGCTGCGCAGCTGGCCGATCAGTTCGCGGACCTCCTTGGGCAGGCGGTCGATCGAGGACGGGCGCGCCATGGTCTTAGCCCAGCGCCGGGCGGGCCACGCCCGGTTCCTGGGTCTCGCCCCGGCCGCACATGTCTCCGCGCTCGGTCAGGTGGACCGACCAGATCTCGGTCTCGGTGTGCGTGAGCGTCACCAGGCCTTGGCGCTGCATCCACAGCAGCTCGCCGCGCAGGACGTCGCGGGCGGTTTCCCAGCCCATGTCGCGCAGCACCGCCGACAGCACGCGGTCGCTGGCGCTGCGCTTCTCGCTACGGATAAGCAGCTCCAGGATCAGCAGGCGGCGGCTTTCGCGCTCGGCTTCCTCGATGGGCTTGAACATCAGCGGCTCTCCTGGCGGGCCATATGGTCCCGGACGAAGCGGGTCATTTCCGACAGGCCGTCGACCTTCGCGCCGATCGACCCGACCTCGCGCTCGACCAGGGCCAGGCGGTCGATCAGCTTGTCGACCTGGTCGGCGCTGGGCAGATGGCGGACGTTCTCCTCGACGCGGGTCAGGCGAAGCGCCAGGTCCATGAGCGACGCGCCCATGCCGGACTTCAGCCCGTCCAGGGCCTCGCGAAACTCCGCCTCGATCCGCGAGATCGACGCGCGGGCCTGGCTGTCGATCCGCTCGATCTTGCCCTCGGTCCGCTCCTCCTTGGCCGAGCCAAGATCCAGCGACCGCGCCCAGCGGTTGAAGATGAACATCACCAGGCCGCCGGCCACGGCGGAGACGAGGATCTGAAGCCAGTTGAACGACACGCGGTCAGCCTTTCGGGTGGTTACGGGTGAAGCGCTCCCGCGCCTCTTGGCAGGTCAGGCAGCGAACGGCGGCCGGGTGGGCCGCCGTCCGCTCGGGATCGAGATCGTCGCCGCAGTCGACACAGGCCGTGGCGATCGGGACGGCAGGGGTTACGCGCTCGACGACCCTGGCGATCGAGGCCTCGCGCTCGCGGGTCTCGACGTCCTGCGCCCAGTCCAGGAAGTCGGTCATGGCCGCCGTCGCTCGATCGCCATGCCGGCGACGATCCCGGCCGCCACACAGGCCAAGCCAAGCGCGAAGCCCGCCACCTTCAGCAGCCAGGCGCCCAGCAGCAGGTCGACGACGCCGCAGCCGCTCACTTCGCCCCCGCCTGGTCGCAGGCCTTCCGGCTGTCCTGGACGATCGCCTCGGCGGCGTCGCCGCGCGCGATCTTGGCGTCCAGATAGGCGCCGCCGGCCGCGTTGTGCCGGATCACCGCGTCGGCCGCCGGGGGCGGCGCATCGGGCAAGGGCCGGCGCAGATCCGACGGGCAGACCAGGCGCGTGGTCTCGACCCGCTCGATGACCGGGTCGGCGCTAGGGACGTTGGATGGCGGACGCCCAGCGGTCGCGCACGCACTGAGCGTCGCAGACGACAAGGCCATCGCCATCGCGAGGCGCGTTGTGGAGAGCAGCAGCCGCACGGGCTTTCCTTTCGGCGAGGGCGGTCGCCGAGGCGCTGGCGCGGGCGATCGCCGCGTCCTGGCCCAGGCGTTCCTGGTTGAGGGCTTGGGTCAGGCGGCCGGCCTCGCGACGCGAGACATCCCGCTCGGCCTGGACGGTCTTGACCGCCGTGGAGCAGTTGGCGGCCACGCCATAGGTGTTCTCCGGCCGCGCGCCGAACGAGGCGTCGCAGGCGCGGGCGCGGTTGGCGGCCAGGTGGTCGGCGGCGATCGGGCCGGGGCAGGCCTTGCCGAAGTCCGCACCGATCGGCGCGTCGGGAGCCACGGCGGCGACGCAGGCCTTCAGGACACCTGCGTCCTCGCGCCAGCCCGCCACGGCATGGATGCCGGCGACCAGGGCCAGGACGGCCACCAAGCCGCCCGCGATCTTCCAATAGGTCATGACGGATCTCCGGGCGGCGCCTGGCCGCTCCGGGCGGCGGCGGTGAGGCGCGTGATGTCGGTGGCGGTCGCGCCAGCCATGTAGAGAAGGCCGTCGACGACCAGGGCGCCCACGAGGGCCAGGGCCAGCCACTTCATCGGACTGGCGGCCGGGGTGGCGGCGGTCGGCAGCTTGTAGATGATGATCGCCAGCAGAACGCAGAACAGCGCCGTCCGCAGGAAGGCGAACAGCCGACGATAGGTCCAGCGGACCTCGGGGAGGATGATGGCGCTATCCACGGACGAGCACCTTGGCCAGGCCGAACAGCACGCGGCGATCGTTGAGGCCGATCGCGCCGCCATTGAGCTTCAGGGTGTTGCCGGCCACGTCCTCGCGGTCGGCGCTGGCGTTCAGGCCCTTCCAGATCCAGATGCCGATCCCGGCCGCGAATGCGCCGTGGGGCGTGGCGACCAGGTCGGGGTTGCCTTCGAAGTCCATGCCGACCAGCTTGCCGACCGCCTGATAGGCGTCGCGCCCCGTCAAGCCGGGGCCGCGCCCGCGATAGCGCCAACCGTCGCCCGGCTGGGTGTTGCCCATGCGGCCGCCATAGACGTTGTTGGCCAGGGCCTCGGGGTTGTTGGCGAAGGCTTTGGCCTTGGCCAGGTCGCGGAAGCGGGTCGGCCAGACCACCATCAGCCGGTCGGCCGAGTAGTTGAGGTTCTCGACCAGCTTGCGCAGGTTCTGGGTCTCGTGGCCGAACTGGGCCAGGAACATCGCCATCCGGGGCACGGTGGTGATGTCGGCCTTGCGGTATCCGTCTTCGCCGTGGACCAGCTCGGCGACGACGTCGTCCGGCGCGCCGGGGAAGAGCTTCTTCAGCATCGCGGCCGAAAGGGCCGGGACAGGCTTGGACGCGGTGGCGTTCATGGATGCGACAGGCCCCGAAAAATGCCGGTCTTGCGGACCGGCCTGTGTTCGGGTGAATGTCGCTGGAGCGGGGCCGCAAATAGCCCCTGACAGTTGTCAGGCCTCTTCGTCGAAGAACGGCAGGGTCGGCTGAATGTGTTGCCCGTCCCGGCGCTCCTGAACGCGATAAACCGTGCGCTCATGCACATCGGCCGCCTGGGCGATCTCGCGGACGGAGGCATCGGATTTCAGCAGCTTGGCCACCATCTCACGACGCCCCCGCGCGCCCCGCACGTGCGCCATCGGGATAGTGTATTTCTCAGGTCCCAGCAGTTCGGCGATCTTTGCCGCCGCGTCGTCACCAACGATCTGGGCCAACGCGCCCCCGGCCCGGCCGGAGATCTTCATTTCGGTTCCGCCCCGGGCGTGGGCCAGTTTCAACGCGGCCGCCACGCCGGCAACGTCCGCGATCCTCCCCAGGATGCCCGGCAAGCGGTTCAATGGCTCACCCCCGCCAGGCGCTTGCGGGCGGTCACGAAGGCCTCCAGCTCGGCGTGGGTGGCCCGGACCAGGGCGGCCTCGTGAGCCAGGGTCTTGGCCCGGCGGCGCCTGATCACGGCTTCGACGGCCTCCTCGCGCTCACGGCGCGCCGCGTCGATGGCCGCCTGGGCCTCGACCAGCTCGGCGTGGGCGAAGAGGTCGTCAGCCACGGCGCGCCTCCCAGATCCGGGTGGCGTAGGCGGTGATCGCCGCGTCCAGGGCGGCGTCCGTGGGATGGGTGGCGGTGAACGTCTCGCCCAGTTTCCTGGCTTGGGTCCAGGCCAGGCGGACCTTTAGGATGCGCACCTGGCGGCTCTTCTCGATGCCCCGCAGATCCTGGTCCCAGCCCTCGCGCTTGGCCCAGTCCTTCAGGGCGTCGATCAGCTTGGAGCTGAACCCCTGATCCATCCACTGCAGGCGCTCGACGCCCAGCTGACGCTTCGCGAAGGCTTCCAGGGCCTGTTCCGAGGCGTTCTCGACCACGCCCAACTGGTGCAGCGAGATCCACAGCGCGCGGGCCTTCTTGGCCACCGGGTGGTCGGCCGGACGCGGGCGGCGTTGAACCGCGGAGTCCTTGCGGCCGCCGGCGACGGTCTTGGGCACGAAGCCCTGGCGACGGAAGTGGGCGACCAGGTTCTCCAGCTCCTGGACCGAGCACTCGGCCGAGCTACGGCGGCCGGTCTCGCGCTCCAGGATGTCGCGATAGGTTTCGTCGTCCAGGCGCAAGTCCTTCTTGGCCAGATGGACCTTGGCCAAGAGGGCGCGACGGCCGTTGTCGCTGGTGAACTTGCGGGCGGCGGTCATGGGCGGCCCGCCTTGGCGCGGATGCGCTCGACGGCCGCATCCAGACGCGCCACCCAACCGTCGCCGTAGCGCTCAAGGACAGGGATGTTGAAGCCGGCGCGAGGCTCCCGGAAGTCCTTGCCGTAGTGCGCCTGCAGCATGGCTTCGCGGGCATCCTCGCCGAGCACGCGAGCCGTGGCATAGCTGACCAGGAGGTGACGGCCGTAGCCGTACACCTGACCGTCCAGCAGCTCGACGGCACGCGCCAGGCGCTCGGCGAAGGCGGTCTGGCCGACCTGGCGGCTCTTCTCGGCGACGAGGACGGTCATTTCGCGCCGCCCCTGACCTTGAATGACCAGACCAGACGCAGCCCGTTGTCCACGATCTTCCACTCACCGCCCTCGGCGCGAAAGCGGATGAAGGCCTCAATCGGCTGGCCCTTCTCGTCCTTCAGCTGGGCGGTCATCGTCCCAGACTTCCGGCCCGTAACCACCTTGACATAGCTGGGTGTGGTCCAACCCTCGGGAACGCCGAACCCGCGAGCGAAGGCCTCTTCCCAAGGCTTCCATTCAGTCTTGCGAACCGGCTTCTTGCGGCGGGCGCTCACTCGACGATCTCCCGGCGAGAGAAGACGATCTCCGGGCTGAAGCCGGGTGTGGGCTCGAACGACTGATCCCAGTTGATCAGGACGCCGAGGAACACAGGCTGATCTGGATGGGTCAGGCGCCACCAGCGGCTCATGAAGCACCAGGCGCCATCGACGCCGGCCTGACCGTTGTCACAACGGAAGCCATCCCGGACCGCGAACGCATTCAGCTCGGCCCGGTCGACGATGCTGATCGCGTCGTCCAGAACGACTTCGTGTTTGTCAAAGTCGAGACGTACTTCACAAACAGACTGGCAAACCGCCTCCCCGATCCGGACGGGCTTCATGCGAGGCCCGGTGAAGAACTGGAGAGCCTCGCCGGGGCAGGCGTGACGCTTACGCGGCAAGCGGATCGTCTGGCGCTTCTCACCGACGAAGATTGGGTCGAGGAAGCTGGACTTGAAGCTGTAGGCGACCACTAGCGCTGCTCCTGCATAGCTTGCCACCGGGCCTTGCGCCGACGCGGGCGGCGGACATGCGCCGAGGTCGTCAGGACGGTGACGATGGTGAAGGGGTTCTCGGCGCCAAAGACCACCTGGTGGTCGGCGGCGCGGACGGATGGGGCCTTCATCGCCATGGCCAGCAGCACCGTGTCGGTCAGCATGGCCTGGCGGATCTGGTCGACGGGAACGCCCAACACCCGCTCCATGTAGCGGAGCACCGCATGGTCGGTGACGCGGGCCTGGCCCCGGACCTTGCGTAGGTCGACCGAACGGCCCTGGAAGTCGGTTCTCTGGGTCATTGAACGGCTCCCGGAATGAGCAGGGCGTCCAGGCCCGCCAGGGCGGCCTGCATCCGCTCCAGGGCGCGGCTGGTCGTGGCGATCCGGTCGACCAGCAGCGTCCGCGCCTTGGCGATCGGCTCGGCGTCGGGAAGCTGCTGGATCTCGGCCGCCTTCAGAGAGATCGCGGCCACCAGGGCGATGACCTCTTCATCGCCGGCGTCCAGCCGACGCTCGATGGTTTCGATGGCGTGGCTGACGGTGGTGTGGTCGCGGCCGCCCCAGACCTTGCCGATCCGCACCTTCGTGGTCTTCACCATGCGGTGCGAGAGGTACATGCCGACCTGGCGCGGGCGGGCCTGCTCGATGGCGCGTGAGACGCCCAGCAGCACCGTCCGCGACTGCCCGGTGACGGCGACCGTGGCCTCAAGGATGTCCGCGACCAGCATCTAGGCGGCCCTCGCCTTCAAGACCGCCGTCAGCGTCTGGAAGAACGCCTCCCGGAAGGCGATCAGGGCGTCCTCGGCCTCGTCGTTGTCATCGACGAGGGTCGCGACCCACGATCCGAAGGCGCTGGCGTGCGCCTGCAGGATGTTGATCGTCGAGATCGGGCCATTGTCGACGGCGCCGTTGACGCACGACTGCAGGGCGACCGAGAGCGCGGCTTGCTTGAGCCCGGCTTCCGTCACCGGATGTCCGCTCACCACGGCCAAGGCGGCCCCGAAGAGCGGTCCGGAGAACTCGGAAAGGGTCTGGGGCCGGCAGTCGGCGACGTGAACGGGCGCGCTCATGCCGCCCTCCGGATCTCGGCCGCGTCGTTGGCCATGACCTGGGCGATCTCTTCCAGGACGGGCCATTCGGCGTCGGTGATCGCGGGGACGTCGGTCGCGGCCGAGAGCCAGCGCTGGACGATCGTGTCGGCCAGCTCTCGCTCGAAGTCCGACAGGACGTCGCTGTGGCGGGGCAGCAGGCGGGCGACCATGCCCACCGTGAACTCACGTTCGGGGGTGAGGCGGATGTACATCAGACGACCCCGCTTTGTTCGGCGGCCGCCAGGGCGAGAAGCGCCCGGCGGCAGGCCGAAACCAGTTCGATTTCCACCAGGGCGGCGCGAACCACGGGCATCTTCGTCTCGGTGCAGACAGCCGCGACAAAGGCCGTGCCGAAGGCGCTGATCACGTCCCTGTTGGTGATGCCGACGTCTTGAGCAGCGGCGGCCGCGACGGCCTGCAGCGCCGAGCTAAGGGCGACCTGCCTCAAGCCGCAGTCCTCGACCGGCAGGCCGGAGACGACAGCGTCGGCGGCCTCCAGGAGCGGGATTGCGGCGGCGGCCAGGGCGTCGGAATTGTGCGACCCCAGGCAAGAGGTTTCGTAGCGCATCACGCGGCCGCCACGTCGATCGTGACGTGCTCCCAGGCGGCGGTCGCCAAAGGGCGACGGTGGACCTGCAGGTATTCCTTGGTCCCCAGCGGACGCATGGCCGCGACGATGGCGGCCATGGCCTTGCGCCAGGTCTCATCGGCGATGTCCATCCGCAGCAGACGCAGCAATTCCGACCGATTGACGCGGCCTTCCTGGTCGACGTCGAAGGCGCGTTGGACGACGGCGCGCAGCTCCGGCCGGCTGTCGCTGGACCACTTCGTCAGGCACTCGCCCACCAGATCCTTGGCGATCTGCAGCTCGGGGCCAAAGGTGATGATGTCGGCGATCTTGACGGTCACCTTCATCAGCCCGTCGAACGACGTCAGGGTGATGTTGCCTTTGCGCCCACCGACCGCGACGCCGTAGTCGGCGGCGAGCAGATCCCTCAGGGCGCCAACGTCGCCGAGCGTGTGGGCCTTGTAGCGGGCGACCTGGTCGTTCAGCCCCAGGGCGAAGCCGACGATTTTGCGGACGGTCTCGTCCATGAGCTGGTCGGCGGCGGAGACCACCTCGACCGGCACCAGGGCGCCGCGCGTGTCGAGCATGTACTTGTTGCCGCCGAACTCCTTGATACCGGCCGGAACCGGTTGGAAGGCGGGGTGATCGGCGTAGGACGGCGGCGTCTCTTCGGCGATCAGGGCGCGGGCTTCGGCAAAGTTGGTCATTGGAAACCTCGGTCTTCATGGCCGCGCGCCAGGCGCGGCTGGTGGGGTTGGTTGAAGGGGGCGCGGTAGGCCAGCTTGGCGGCACGCTGCTGCAGGCGACGGGTCCGCTCGACGGTCCGGCGAAGGACGCGGGGACCGCCGAGGCCGGCGCGGTCGGCGATGACGGCCCAGGCCCGCTTGGCCCA